CTTGAGTGTGGGTTCAATTCCTACCTCGCCCACCATAACTCTTATAAATATGTACCTATTGATATTTGTCAGCTTGTGATTTACAGTATGCGAATTACAAGAAAGGCAAGTATGAAAAAAGTATTGGTCTCAATCGCTATGATTGTGGCTGCAGGTTCTGTTTATGCTCAAACTGTAATAGACACTACAACCAAAAGTTATTCTGATTCAAAAACAAAAGTAGAGAGTCCGCCACCAACGGCCGTGGCTCCTGCTATCACAACCATCAATAACGATGTTTGCGCCATTGCAGCTTCCGGCGCAGTTCAAACACAGATTCTTGGTATCTCTATGGGCGGTACAATGCGAGATATGAATTGCGAAAGAATCAAACTAGCAAAAAATTTATATGACATGGGTATGAAAGTTGCCGCTGTAGCAACTCTATGCCAAGACGAGCGCATTTTTACAGCTATGAATGCCGCTGGCACTCCTTGTCCTGTTGAAGGTAAAATTGGTGCTGAAGCAAAAGATGAGTGGGAAAAAAGAGGAGTTGCAACCAAAGGTGGCGACATTGGGTTTTATGGAATTTCTGCACCAAAGAAACAACCAGAAAAACTTGATGCTAAAAAGGGAGAATTTCTCTGTAAAGATTATGCAGGAGATGACCCAACAATCAAAGAGAGATTAGGTTGCAAGTGAAAACCTTTCTGATATCTTTATTGTTTGTTTGTGGTTCTGTTTTTGCACAACAGACCACTACACCTAATTTAATTGGCAACGGCGTTGGTTATGGTAGCGGCGAATGGCAAAATATTGGCGCATACACACAATTAAATGGACAATTACCTACTGCTGTTTTTGGATGTTGCACAAGTTTTGGTTCTGGTGTTCTGCTTGACACCTCTACTAGCAGTCCTAATGGTCAATCAGGTCAATTACATTGGAGTTATGGTCTTTCAACTGTTCAACAAGTGATTGCAATTAATCAAGCGTTGTCAGGAACAGGAATTCGTATTAATGGTTATAATTGGGGTTATGAAGTAAGAAATGCAAACGGCGGCGGAGGACAAGGTGGTGTTGATTCACTTACCGCTTCTACATTCCTAAAAGATAATACTGGTTCAACCGTTCTTTCAGATACAAGAACATACAATACGACTTCAGAATGGAATTGGTACGGAGGTACAGTAACATCAGCAACACCAATTACAAACGCAGACCAAGGCCAACTTGGCATTTCGTTCACATCTATAGATTCTGGTTATTGGGCAGGTTACTATGGCCCACAGGTTCGTAATGTGAGTATGGGTTTGAATTATACGGTTGACGCTTGTGCTTCTAATCCATTGTCAGACCCATCTTGTCCTGGATATGCAGCTGCTTATCAGACACAACAATGCTCAATTAACCCATTGTATTCGCCGTCTTGTCCTAATTACACAACGGCTCAATGTTCAATTAACCCATTGTATTCTACCTCTTGTCCTGGTTATTCAGCAGCTTATTTGACACAACAATGTAACTTAGATGGACTTTATAGCACTTCTTGTCCAAATTATGCTGAAGCCTATGCGAAGAAAAACATTTTAAGTATAGATACAACTGGTACAAGTTCACCGACACAAACAACAAACACAACTTCAAAAACAGAAGCAACCACAAAAGTATCATCAGATGGTAAAATAGAAACTTCAGTATCAAAAACTGGTGATAGTAATGTGGATAGTGTAATTGAAGCGAAAGCAACATCTGCTTCTCCTGGTGATGCAACTGCAACTGTTCAATTGACACCACCATCTGGAGGTTCAAATGTTAGTCCTCAAACAAACACCAAAACTGAAACAAAAACAGAAACAAAGGCCGCATCATCCAGTAATCAACAACAAACCACCAAAACTGCAAGAACAGAACGAAACGAACAAAAATCTGGAACTAATGAAGGTAAATCTAATAATGAAATGAAACAGGCTGCACAACAAAAAGCCAAAGAAGAAATGAAAAGAGCAGAAGTAGCAACATCATTTGAAGGCCAGGTGGCAATTCAACAAAATGTGATTGGTGCTATGAGTTTTGTTCCAGGTTTTGCTTCTTATGCTAAAGCAGATGTGCCAGATGTTTTGCAAAGGCAGTTACAAAGGCAATATGGAAAAGATGTTGTAGATAATCGTGCTAATCGTAGAATGTTTAGTGGTTCAGATAAACTACACGAAGAAATGGTTAGCCAACAATACAGATGACAAGCACACTATTTGAATCGTTCATGGTATTTTATGCACTAGAAGTTTTAGTTCTAGGAGTTTTAGCATTTAATATTCTTAGAGAAATGAAACAAGAAAAACTAGATGAACAGGAAAACGAAAGTCAGAGAGCAACAGGTCCATCTGCCTCTGATATGATAAAGATGAGAGCATTGGCAAAACAAATGGACAGACAAAAGTAAGGAATTAAAATGCCAGAAGAAATCAAAGATGTAAATAAAAAAGTTGATGAAATGGAAGCAGCTGTCAAAAAATATGCCAGCAAAGATACCGTCATCAGCATTGGTGGTTATGAATTTACGCCAGCAAAATTAATGGTGGCTGCGACAATCGTATCTTCAACACTAGGTGGCCTTTATGGTGCTTTTGAAGTTTATAAAGATTACCAAGGTATGAAAAAGAAAATTGCGGAGTATGTTGCACCTGATTTAGGAGAGTTTGATAAAAGATTAGCTGTCATTGAAGAAAACTCCACTAAAACTACTGACTATACCCGTGATATCAAAAATGACCTCAAAAACGATATTCGCCGTTTAGAGAAAGTGGTTGAACAGGTTGAGCGTGATGGTAAACAACTAGCTCGTGAAACCGACCAAGATGTTCGTAATTTGCGTAAAGAAGTTGACAATAAAATCCAAAAGGCTATGGATAACCCATTAGCAAAATAATAAGGGGCAGTTATGAAAAAAATATGGTTTGTATGGTTGATGCCTTTAATCGTTCTAACAGGTTGTAGTGAGAGATACCGTTACCCATGTCAAGACCCTGAAAATTGGAATGAAAAACAATGTCAGAAACCATTTTGTAGTGCCAACGGAACTTGTCCAGAGGATTTAACACACTACGAAAAAAAATCTGCAAGTGGTTCTCAGCAACCTGTAGCAATGAACAACAATAATAATAAGGGAGTATGTAAATGATAAGAGAGATGTTTAGTCCAGAAAAATATACTACAGAAGAATTAAATGCTCGCTTAAAATTCTTCATTGGTATCGTTTTAGGTTTGACACTATTTGGTATCGTATTTGTGGTTTTGTATTCATTGATTTTTGTTACACAACCAATGAATGGTATGAGCCCTGTAGACAATAAGTTTTTTGAGTTAATTATTCCAATTGCAACCTTTCTAACTGGTACTTTGTCTGGTATCATGTTGGCTGGTGACGATAAGGATTTAAGAGCAAAAGCAATTGATGCGGCATCCAAATCAGCACCGCCGCCATCATCAACACCTCCGGCTCCAATGGCACCAAGACCATTTACACCTTCTGCACCATCTTTTTCTGAACCAACTCCTTTTGCCGCAGCTGCACCGGCACCAGTAGCAGGATTCGGCGGAAAGTTGGCGCCACCAGCTGCATTTCAACCGGAGATATGATGCCTTGGATGATTGATATGTGGGTAGCATTGTTTTTGGATATGTGGTTTATGCCATATAGAATAATTGCCCAAAAATAAATGATTATTGCCTGCCTGTTGTTTCGGTACAACAGGCAGGTTGACATAGATACTACATTATGTTAGGATGTGGAATCTAGTGAAAAATGGAGTTTTATGATGGCAAGAATTACTGATGCGAATTTGGCTTTTGTCGGCAACGAACCGAAATTTTCGGTTGAATTGTCCTCAATTGACATGATTAAAACATTGTCATGGTATTCTCAAAACAAAGATACGAAGGATGCCGTTAAATGGGCTACTGAGTATTTCAAAAAGAAACAGAAGCTTGATGTAACTTCTGTAATCAAAAGATATCCTTCAACATTTGGTTTTATTTGTCGTATCATTTTGAACGGCGGTCAATTGTGTATTAAAGACCAAGTTTGGTTTGATGATATGATTAAAGATATTAAATCAAAACTAAAAGAACCTGTGGTCGTTGAAGAAAAACCTAAAGCGGTTGTTATCAACATTCAGGACCGTATTCGTGCAAAGGCGGATGATTGTATTGCTGAACTAGAAGGCCAAGTAGATGATTTGGTGACTTCAGGCTTTTCTGCGAACTCTCAACCTTATGCGGTCTTTCATACACTAGAAATTAAAGACGCACAAACGAAATATATTGTTGAGTGGGCAAAATCAAAGCGTATTGAGTTTGATGAAGTGATGAATACAGATGATAAAGAATTGAAAGAAGCATATTCAAACTTTACCAAACCACAATTGAAGAAGATGGTTGCGTATTTTGACCAAGTGATTTTAGATTGTCAACGAATTTCTGGTCAATCTACCAAATCACGCAAACCACGCAAACGCAAGGCAAAATCGCCCGAACAATTAGTGGCAAAAATGAATTATTTGCCAGAATTTAAAGAATTAAACTTGACATCCGTAAAAACTATTGATATAATTGGTTGTATGGCTTTATGGGTTTATAACACCAAGACCCGTAAACTCGGCGTGTATCATGCTGAAGATGCCGGCGGCCTTTCGGTAAAAGGTTCTTCAATTTTAAATTTTGTTGAGAGTAAATCAATTCAAAAGAAATTGCGTAAACCTGAAACTATGTTGCCAGAAGTGTTAAATGGTGGTAAAGTGTTTTTGCGTAATGTTATGGATAGTATTCGTGCTGTTGACAGTAAGTTGACAGGTCGTATTAACAAAGACACAATCTTATTGAAAGTTGTAAAATGAAAATTGCAGTTTGTAGTGACCTTCATCTAGAATTTGGTGGTATCACTTTGGAAAACAAAGATAACGCCGATGTTTTGATTCTTGGCGGAGATATTTGTGTTGCGAAAGATTTAAATGAGCACGATGACCCGATGCCCACGGCTAAATCACAAGCATTACATGAGTTCTTTTATAATTGTTGCAATGTTTTCCCTCATGTGATTTACATTGTGGGTAACCATGAACACTATCATGGTGATTTTAAATACACAATTTCTCGTTTGAAAAAGTATTTAAAGTATCTACCAAATCTTCAAATTCTTGACAAAGAAGTTTGGACTCTCCACGATGAGGTAACATTTATTGGTGGTACACTTTGGACAGATATGAACAAAGAAGATTCACTCACCCTTTATTCAATAAAGGGAATGATGAATGATTTTCGTTGCGTTAAAAACAGCAATCGTGAAGTTCATTTCAAAGATAGTGATGGTAATTTCCATACAAGAGTTTCTAATTTCTGTCCAGAAGATGCAGTTGAGGACCATAAGAAAATGGTAGATTACATTAAAAATGTTCTTTCAAATCTTTCTAAAGACCGCAAAGTTGTTGTGGTTGGTCATCATGCGCCTAGTAAAGCATCAACACACCCTCGCTACAAAGGCGAAATAATGATGAATGGTGGTTATTCGTCAGACCTTTCCGATTTGATGCTTGACAATCCACAAATTAAATTGTGGACACATGGCCATACACATGAAGATTTTGATTACATGATTGGTTCTACTCGTATTGTTTGTAATCCCCGAGGCTACATCAATTACGAAGGCAGAGCTGATAACTGGACTTTAAAAATTATTGAGGTTTAATTATGCGTGAAGAACTTGATAAAAAACTTGTAGAGAAATATCCTCTACTCTATCGCAATCGTTTTGGTAGTCCAATGGAGACCTTAATGTGTTGGGGTTTTGAACACGGTGATGGTTGGTACAATATCATCAATGCCTTATCATACCTTCTTTGTTCAGAATACAAACAAAAGAAAGAAAGTTATGAAAGCATCAAAGAATATTTTGAAAAAGATGGTAAATGGCCATGGTCAGATGGTAAAGAAATCACCGCAGAAGAAGTTGAACAAAAACGACTAGCAATGATTGAGGCGGAGAAAACTGTTCCTACTGTTGTGCAAGTAAAAGAAAAAATGGGCACTCTCCGTTTTTACATTAATGCTGGCACCGATGAACACTATAATTACATTCGTTTCGCAGAAGCAATGAGTTCGGTCACTTGTGAAGAATGTGGTGCGCCAGGTAAAATCCGAGGTCGTGGTTGGTATTATACTGCTTGTGATGAACATACAAGAGAGGAAGATTTAAATGACGATATATCTGAATGATGACCGAGATTATACCGAAATCGTAGAAGGGTGGGTGCGTGAATTCGTTTGCACTATGGATGAAGGTCACCTAGAACCTGGTGATGATTCTGGTGATGCGCCATTTGGTGTTAAAATTATTTTTGATGGTTATGGTTACGATGAAGAAACAAATGAGGAAAATGCCGATGAAAATATGATAGGCCTTGCGGTGTTTGTTCATAAAAATTCATTGACTGAAGAATTTCCTCCACATGAACTTACTCCTTGGGCTCTGATTCATCGGCCCAAAGAAGAAGTGTGTATTTGGGCATGGTATGATGTTGAAAATGACCAAGTTGATATTATCCCGTTTGAAGATAATAGTTCAACTGAATTAGACCATGATTTTGTTACTAATCTAATTTTTGAAATAGAGAAGCGTGATAATGACTGAAAAAGAAGAACAAACACTTTACCGAATTTTGTTTGAAGATTCGGATGAAGAATGTCCATCGGCAATATTTGAAATTTACGACACTTTGGCAGAAATACTAGAAAATCGTAAACTATTGCCACAAACGGTGCGTGTTTTGCACTAAAATAGTGGAACTATGATTATATTTGATTACCAACAGGTAGCAATCTCTAACATGATGGAACAAATCGGTAGTTCTAAAACTGCCGTAGATGAAAGCCTTGTTCGTCATATGATTTTGAATACCATTCGTACCTATGTGAAGAAGTTCAAAGAATCACATGGGCCTGAAGTCATTATTGCTTGCGACAATAAAAACTATTGGCGCCGTGATATATTTCCACATTACAAAGCTGGCCGCAAGAAAGCTCGTGAGGCATCTGGTCACGATTGGAACACAATCTTTGAATGTCTGAACAAAATCCGAGATGAACTCAAAGACCACTCGCCTTACAAAGTGATTTCAGTTGATACTTGTGAAGCAGATGACATTATTGCTACATTGGTGCAGAAATACTCGGCAACACAAAAGGTTATGATTCTTTCTAGTGATAAAGATTTTGCTCAATTGCAGAAGTTTCCTAATGTTGAGCAATTTTCGCCAATTCTAAAGAAATATATCAAAGAACCATTGCCTGCAGCACAATTGAAACAGATGATTATTCGTGGTGACAAAGGCGATGGCATTCCTAACATTTTGTCTATGGATGATGTGTTTGTTGTCGGTGGTCGCCAAAAGCCAATTACAGAAGCCAAGATTATTAATTGGATGAATCAGGATCCAAAAGAATTCTGTAATGATGAAATGCTTCGCAATTATTCTCGTAATGAAACATTGATTGATTTGACAAAAATACCTCAGCGTCTTGTGGATGATATACTACATACCTATGAAGAAGCGGTTGGTCATACGAAACAAGATTTTATGAACTACATGATTGCAAACCGCCTCAAAAATCTAATTGAGGTGCTTGATGATTTCTGATATACTTTATTCTGAAATATTTGATGAGTTTAATAAAGCAACAAACAAGGCAGAAAGAATTGCCGTGTTGCGTAAGTATGACCATCCAAGGTTTCGTGAATTTCTAAAATATGCTTTAGATACAAATGTTAAATTTGATGTGGAAATTCCAAAGTACCGACCAGCTGTAGAACCAGCTGGTTTGAATTTTACTTACCTTAGTTCTGAAGTGACGAAATTTTATCGCTTCATTGCTGGGCACCAATCAAGACCATCTGGTTTAACACCACTCAAACAAAAACAATTATTGGTTGTTATTTTAGAATCTTTACACAAAGATGAAGCTGAAATTTTAGTCAAACTTATTAAAGGCGACATTGGTGTAAAATATCTTACACTAAACCTAGTTACAGAAGCATTTCCTGGATTTTAATATGAAAGTTGTTGTTTGTTCTGGCGGGTTTGACCCAATCCATTCTGGCCACATTTCCTATTTTCGCTCAGCAAAACGCCTAGGTGACATACTTGTTGTTGGTGTGAATTCTGATGAATGGTTGACACGAAAAAAAGGCAAACCTTTTATGTCTTTGCAAGAAAGGTTAGAAATTATTCAGTCAATCAAATATGTTGATTATACAATGAAATTTATTGATGACGATGATTCAGCACGACACCTCATTCATAATGTAAAACTGATGTGGCCTAGTGCCGAAATAATTTTTGCAAATGGCGGTGACCGTAATGAAACAAACAATCGTGAAGCTGATGTTGAAGGCGTAACTTTTATGTTTGGTGTTGGTGGTTCACATAAAATGAATTCATCTTCTGAAATTTTAAAACAATGGGCTCATATACCATGTTAAAAGTTGCTGTTGTTACTCCTACAATTGGGTCTGAGCATTTGACACAATGTTTAGAGTCCGTTGAAAAACAAACTTACAAAAATCTAACACACTATATTTTTATTGATGGTTGTCAATATGAACCAAAAGTAAAAGAGTTGATTAGAAACTATCCAAAAACAAAGTATGTTGAACTAGAAGAAAATGTTGGAAAAGGTTGGTACGGGCATAGAGTTTATTCTGCTTGTTCTTTTTTGGTTAACGCTGATGTTATTTGTTATCTTGACGAAGATAATTGGTACGAACCTTGTCATGTTAATAAACTGGTGGAGAAAATTCAAAATGGAAACGATTGGGCGTATTCTTTACGAAAAATTTATGACAAGCAAGGAGAATATCTCTGTAATGACAACTGTGAATCGCTGGGCAAATGGCCTGTATATTTTAATAATCAGGTTTTCCACATTGACACCTCTTCTTTTGCCGTTAAGCGTGATGTTGCTGTTCGCATAGGCCACGCCTGGTATGGCCAATGGGGTGCTGATAGACAATTCTTTTCTAATCTATCAATGCATTTTCCAAACTTTGATTGCACCCATGCTCATACACTTTGTTACCGATTGGATGGAAATCCAAAATCTGTGACAAAAGATTTCTTTGACCAAGGCAATGAAGTGATGACCAAGAAATATGGTGATGTTTTTCCTTGGCACAATAACAACAGATTGAAACAAATTGAAATTGGTCCTGGCATTATTTTATCACAATGAAAATAGAAAAAACAAAATTACCTGGTGTTCTACTCATTACACCTCCAGTTCTTGCTGAAGATTTCCGTGGTACAAACACCGAAGTATATCACCAAGATGAATATGAAAAAAATGGTATCAAAACTAAATTTATTTTAGATTCTGTTAGCACTTCTCGGCACAAAGTATTGCGTGGCATTCATGGTGACAATCGTACCACAAAATTAATTACTTGTTTGTATGGTTGCATTTATTTTGTTGTATTAAACCGTGACCCATCATCAACACATTTCAATGAATGGCAATCGTTTACTTTATCCGATAGGAATAGACAACAAGTGCTGGTGCCACCAAATTATGGTAATGGTCATCTTGTAATGAGTGACCATTGTGTGTTTTCGTATAAACTAGATGCTTATTATGACAGAGCAAGCCAATTCACAATCCGCTGGGACGATTCTGGACACAATATTTGGTGGCCAGTTAAAGACCCTATTCTTTCCGAACGGGACGCACTCCTCTGATATGAAAACTGCATTTGTGACCGGTAGTTCCGGTTATTTGGGTTCTCATGTCTGTAAAGAACTCAAAAAAGTTGGTTGGAAAGTTTTTGGTTATGACACTCAACAACCTAAACACCAATACCTTGATATGTGGGAAAATGCTGATGTGCGTGATGAATTATCTTTGTATGGTGCATTGAAGCGATGTAAACCTGATGTTGTATTTCATTTTGCTGGTAGAATTGAAGTTGGCCTTTCAATTGAAGAGCCTACCGAATTCTATGAAGTGAATGTTGCCGGCACTACAATACTTTTGAATTTGATGGCAAAACTTGGTCTTAACAATATCATCTATTCTTCAACTGCCGGAGTTTATGCACCTCAAAACCGACCAATCATGGAACCAGATGAAAAGAATTGGGATAACAATCCTTACGCTGGTTCAAAGTTATGTGCGGAAATGGCCATTCGCCATTCCAATCTGAAACATATCATATTCCGTTACTTTAATTTGGCAGGTGCTGATCCAGACAATGAAATTGGAGAGTGCCATGAACCAGAAACGCACTTGATTCCAAAAACTTTGCAAAATCTAAATAATGTTGTTGAAATCTATGGAACAAATTACAATACAGAAGATGGCACTTGCATTAGGGACTATGTTCATGTCTCGGATGTTGCCAATGCTCATGTCCTTGCTGCAAATCATTTACTCTCTGGCAAAGAATCACACATACTCAACCTTGGTACAGGCCAAGGCGAATCGGTAGTTTCCGTTGTCAGTAAAATCATTCAAATTACTCGGCAATCAAATGTCAATGTTAAAACTTTGCCAAGACGAGATGGCGACCCGGATAGTTTAGTTGCCGATATCTCTCTTGCCAAAAAGATATTGAATTACCGACCAAAACATGATATAATGACTATTCTTCAAACCGCATATAATTGGCATCTGAAACAAAATGGCAAATAATAGAGATACAGAATTTATACCAGCAGAGGATAGAATTAATGCTGGTTTATTGGAAAATCATATACATTTCTTGTATGGTGATATAGAAGAAGAAAATACAATGGATGCTATCTATTGGATTACCTATGAGAACCTAAAACCTAATGACGATATTCTCACTCTGTATATTAATTCAGATGGTGGGTCTTTACAAGATGCTTTCGCTCTTATTGATGTGATGAGAAAGTCCAAGAAAAAAATTAGGACTATTGGCATAGGTTCTGTTTGTTCATCGGCTTTTTTAATCTTTGCTTCAGGAACTAAAGGTGAAAGGTTTATCAGTCCAACAGCTTCTGTAATGTGTCATCAATACACCGATGGCCTGACTGGAAAATACCACGATATCAAAGCAACAGCGAAAGAACACGAACTCATTAATAACCGAATGGTTGATTTATTGAAACAATGTACCGAGTTGAACACTACAACAATCAAACGAAAACTTTTGCAACCAAGTGATGCATACTTTACAGCAGAAGAATTGATTGAACTAGGTATAGCAGACGGACTTTTCTAAGGAGGTGTAATTTCTAAAAATGCTAACAGGCGGCAAAAAATTTCAAAAAACAACAAAAACGAAGTTTAAGAAAAACAAAGACCAACAAGGCAGTAAACATTTTGATAAAACAAGACACCACGATAAATCATTTTATCGTTTGGTGAAGCAAGAAAAAGAAGATTATGTCATATAGAAATTTACTACTCAAACAAATAGCAGAGCTAGAGCAAAAAATTGCTAGTGATACCGCAGACAAGGTAGAGCTAGAAAAACAATTGCGAAGTTTAAAGCTTGCTGAGTTTGAAGAAGATATGAGAGAAACCCAAGAAAGGCGTCTCCTGCGAGAAGGAAGTTAGTAAGTATTCACTAACTTATATGCCTGGATAGTGTTGTTTTTAAGCAACACCACCCCTTGACTATTTGGCCAATGTCTGTATAATGGCTTGTATATTGATTGAGGGCATTATATTGTGTTTAAAATACTGAAAGAAACAACGGTCTGGAATTGCGAGTATACCGTTTACAATCATATTTACTTGCTTGATCCAGAAAATCGTATTTTGGCATACTATAATGTAAAAGACAAAACGATTCACAAATCAAATTCACCGTATGTCATTGATAAGCGCTATCGCAAATTCATTGAAACAAAACATACCGGCCTATCAAAATTAATTCCTAAAAATTATCAAAAAGAAAAACGGCAAGAAAGTATTGTGCCGTCAGCTTCTGTTCGTGTTTTCAAAGTAACATCAAAATCAAAAAACAAAACCTATGAGGTGTCATTCAATACAATTAGTAAACAAATAAGTTGTGGTTGTACCGGGTATGGTTATAGACGGACCTGTAGCCATGTGAAAGCTGTTTCTGTTAAACTTGGAGTGTGATTATGAAATTTACTGTATATCAAATTAACCTTTCCGATAAAGAATACGATGTTCGTAATGTGCGTGAAATGTATCTTGACACCATTATGAACCCTACTGCTGATGCAATCGTTAAAGCTCGTGAGTTTTACAAACCTGTTGCTGATATTGAAGCGCTTGGGTTTAATGATGTGTTTGATATTGGCAACATTGGTCCCGAAGAAAAAATTACCCGTAAGGCTCGGATGCATAGTATATCGGTTGGCGATGTAATTGTGCGTGAAGATGGTGTTTGCAAATTTGTGGCACCCTACAGTTTTGAATATGTTGCTTTTTAATTGGAGATTTTACAATGGTTATTAGTTCGTTAGATGTTATTCGTATCGCTAGTCAAATTAATGAAATGACTGACAAAGAATTGCAAACATTGTCTGAGTTTTTGTTTCCTTTGACGGCAGAAAAACTTGGCAATTACATTAGTTTTAGTTTGCAAGAAAAAGATTTACTTGCTATTGAAGTGCAAGACCCTGTTTGCTAACATGACAATCATTTACACTTATCAACGGTCCAAAAAACGCAAGCCCACCGTCAAGCAGCGTGAGCTTGCTCAACAATGGGAAGAATTGATTGCTAAGTATGCACCAAAATCAAAAACTCTTGGTGAAAAAAAGGCATTGAGTTCTCTACAATCAAAACCATATCGCCGTGAAACTCCGCAATATCCGTCACTTAACAGCACCGAATACAATACTTACAAAAAAAATGTTATGCAATACACCGGTGATAAGATGAAAGGTATTGGCACTTTGCACAAATCAAATGCTGTACCAATTTTCACGGATGAAGAAGCAAAGGACCAAGCAAATATGCGTAGGTGAGTGGTCACTAACTTAATGCAAACCCTTACCTGGTATTGTTGCTTTTTTACAACACACCCCCTTGACATTATTGCCAACCTGTAGTATAATGGTCCTATTGAAATTGAGAGAGGTTATATTATGAAATTACTATCTACTGGCAACCCTAAAATTCTTAAAGGTCTAAAGCAAGGTTTTAACACCTATATTTTGCACCTTGCACCAGCGAATCTCTCTGGTTATGAAACCTGTCCAAAACGGACTGCCGGTTGCACCGCTGCTTGTTTGAATACTGCTGGTCGTGGCGGTATGTTCAAAAAAGGCGAAACGACCAATGTCATTCAACAGGCACGAATTCGTAAAACTAAAATGTTTTTTGAAAACCGTGTGCAATTTATGGTTGACTTGGTTAAAGATATTGAGTTAGCAATTAAACAATCTGCTAAAAAAGATTTGACACCTGTTTTTCGTTTGAACGGCACCAGCGATTTGGCTTGGGAAAAATATGAGGTTGTTCGTAACGGTGTTATTTTTAAAAATATCTTTGCAGCCTTTTCTGAGGTAACTTTTTATGACTACACAAAAATTCTTGGTCGCAAAGTGAACGGCATTGCAAACTACTCTCTAACATTCTCTGAAGCTGATGGTAATGCTTTAGAAACTCTAAATGCGATTCGTGCAGGTATGAATGTTGCAACGGTGTTTGGTATTAAAAAGAATTCACCGATGCCAAAAATGTGGAATGGTCTGCCAGTTTTCAACGGCGATGATTCTGACTTGCGTTTTCTGGATCCAAAAGGTGTTGTTGTTGGTCTGTATGCCAAAGGTAAAGCGAAAAAAGATACCTCTGGTTTTGTGAAATATCCTACTTTTATGATGAAGGCTGCTTAATATGAATTATGCAAATCGTGAAGTGTTTACTCGGCATGGTGGTGCGTATGACCGTGGTTCTGCTGATGCTTGGTATGGTCGCCCCGCTAGGCCGCATTATTTTACTGGTGACACTCATCAGTCAACCGAGATTGAAGAAGTGGACATGAGTGAAGAAGAAATCGCTGCTTACATGGCAGGTTACAATGAAACACCTTTTGCTCAGAAAGAGTGGTAATATGATTCGCAGAAAACCTAAGAAGTTTAAACCACAAATTGATTTGTCTGGCCCACAAGGCAATGCTTTCTATTTGTTGGCTGTTGTAGATAAAACATTTCGCCAATCTGGTGCGCCTGACCTAGGTAAATCAATTATGGATGAAATGAAAAAAGGCGATTACGAGCATTTGGTGAAAACCTTTGACTTGTATCTTGGTGAACATTTTGATATCGTGAGGTAATTATGTTAAAGTTTATGTCTTATTCATCACCTGCAAATGAAACATCGCTCTTCAAAGGAATACCAATGAGTGAATATACAAAAGAGAATCGTGCTTATTTCCGTAAGTTTGTAAAGCCCGGTACTGAGTTACGATTTCTTTTTCGTGGACCTCGCCCAATGAAAAACAGGCGGTCCTCGTATACCCGGCAATCATATTGTATCAAAGAAGATGCAATTACTTTTGCCGTTTATGTAAGGCGGTAAACATTGGCAAAATACCTTGACAATCTAACCGTGTTGTGTTATAATAGCTGTTCCAAAATTGATAAAGGAGTTTTACATTATGGCTCGTGGTAAATCAACAAAACTTAAACCCTTCCAGAAACTGCTGACTGTCATGCAATCTGGCAAACCTGTAACGATTGATGAGATTGAAAAAACTCTCGGTAAAGAAATCTATATGTACCGATTGTCTACTTATATGTGGCATATCAAAACTCAGGCAAACGGTACCGTGAAGGCAATCAAAGACGGTCGCAAAGTGACAGCGTATCAGATTATCAATACTGAAGAAGTTAAAGAGTATATGAAGCGTGCTGGTGTTACTAGCGCAAACTTTACTCCCGGTCAAACGACTAAGAAGCCTTCAATTGCTAAACTCGCTGACCTTGCAGCAAAACCTGCGCCTGCGAAGAAGGCACCTGCAAAGACACCTGTTAAACCAAAGAAAGTTGAAGCAGTTGCAACAGAAGATGATTTAGAAATCGTTGAAGTGCAAGAAGCCGCTTAATTGAACAAGACGGGGGAGTTGCCCACCGAACCGAGTATTCTGGTAGTGTGCCGCTCATTCTTAAACAACAATGACTGTCGGGAGATAGCCAGAGTGCCCCTTATCTAAACATATTATGGAGATTTTGTAATGGTTCAAATGTTAAATGTAAGTGAAAAAGCTGCAAAGTTTATGATGGCAAAACCTGGTTCTTTTTTTGTTGTTCCAAAAAGTGCAGAAGTGCCATTTGAAACTTGTGCGAAGTTTGGTGTAAAATTATTTGTTACACCGATGCGTGATAAACCTTTTAAAGTAGTAAAACGAGTTTAATTGCCAGCCAGGGTAACGCTTGGCTACTGTGACCCGCAGGAAGAGAAATGAGTTCGTTACTCATGGGTGGTTCCATTCTATGAGAAATAGAGTTGTCTCAAAAAGACAGGTCAAACCGAACCGGCGTTGGCAATACGAGAGTCCTTGGGTTGATAAGCGGATGGAAGGAGAAGCAGGTAAGCTGGTAGAGCTCTTGGCAGTAAGCCTTCTCTATATGTACCGCAGGTCCAAGGAAGCACCCTTTACTAAGGAAATACAATATGAAAGATAGTGAAAAACAAATCTTACTAATCTGCCAAGAAGAATGTGCTGAGGTCACACAGGCGATTAGTAAGGTTTTTCGTTTTGGTTATGATTCTGAATACAATGATAGAACTAACCGTCAGCGATTAACCGAAGAAGTTGGTGATTTGCTTGCGATGATTGATTTGATGGTTGAATCAGGCATAGTTGATGAAGCAGCAATTGAAATGGCATCAGCGCAGAAAAAAATTAAGTTAAAACAATGGTCAAACATTTTTGATAAACCTAATTTAGAATTGGTAAAGAACTAATGAATTTTATTAATTACCTCAAATATAGTGGCGCTTCTGTTACAATGACGGTGAATCCATACCATTGGTCTTGGATTCCCCGTTTTTTCCATGGTAGAGAAGATGCGTGGGACGATACCGAAACATTGAGTGTTTCATTTTTGTTTTTAACTGTAAGAATTTGGATTGATGACGGAACTTGGTAATGAATATTTTTTACCTTGACAAAGACCCTCGCAAATGTGCTGAAATGCACCTTGACAAACATTGTGTAAAAATGATTATTGAGTATGCACAACTTATGTCAACGGCACACCGAGTGTTAGATGGTACCGAATACTATGATAAGACCGCAAATGGTCGCAAGATTAAGCGTTGGCGCCTAAGTGATGACCGAGAAAGCCGATTGATGAAAGCTTCTCATATCAATCACCCCTCTGGTGTATGGGTTCGTGCCAACAATGAGAACTACAGGTGGTTGTTTACAATGTGGCAATTTCTTTGTGAGGAATATACTTTTCGTTATGGTAAACAACACGCCTGTAGCCGTTTACTTGGTGACCTGAATAATTTGCCAAATTCAATTTCAACTGGTAAATTTTATCCACCCACACCAGCTATGCCTGATGAATGTAAAATTGCCGGTGATTCCTTAGCTTCGTATCATAAATATTACAATGAACGCAAATCACATTTTGCAAAGTGGACAAAACGACCTGTACCTGTTTGGTATTCGCCGGTCATAAATACAAATAATGCCAACCTATAGTTTTATTGATACTGATTCGGGTGAAGAATTTGATGCGCTTATGAAAATTTCTGAGCGTGAAGAATATCTTAAAAGTAACCCGCACATTCAACCACTATTGACAGCTGCTGCAATTGTCGGCGGTGTCTCCATCAAAGATAAAGTTCCCGCTGGTTTCAAAGAAGTTCTTGCTAAAGTATCAGAGAATCACAAAGGTTCTGCTGTTGCTGATGCTCACGGTAAACGCTCAATCAAAGAAACAAAAACCAAAAGAGTAGTAGATTCTTTACACAAGAAAAAATATGGGAAGTAATTGAGACAAAGAGATTTAACAAATATACCTTTAGGCAAAACAGTTTGTTCTGTTTGTAATGAGAGTAAAGATAATACTGAGTTTTCATTTTACAAAAAAAGAAAAACTGCAAATGGTTATCGGTTAATGGTTAATACTAATTGCAGAGATTGCCAGAAAAAAAGAAGGACTGAATTAAAAAAGTTAAAAAAATTATACAAACCCCCTTTATTCGGAACACCATGTGATTTGTGCGGAAAGCCTGTTTTTAAAAATTGGCAATTAGACCATGACCATGAAAATGGAAAAATTCGTGGATGGTTGTGTAAACAATGTAATACTGGATTAGGAAATTTAGGAGATAATTTAGAATCTTTACAGAAGGCAGTAAATTATCTTAAAAGAATTGAGAAGTGATTTCGTCATGTCAATAACCTCCAAGGAGATAGTATGGCAAAACGAAAAGGTATTGAAACAAAAGCAGCACTTTTGCAACAACACTTTAAGGGAGAGCTTCGGAAAGCCGATGAGAATGAACTAGGCGAATGGTCGCACGAAAACATACAAAAAAACCGAGAAAGGTATATCAGAGAAAACTTCCCTTGGTTACTGGAAAGGTATAAACAACCAATATAATGAAATCTTTTAATCATGTAAAACTAAGTGAATTGGACTTTGAGTTAGAATCCGAAACAACAGAATCGGGTAGGACTTATAAAACACCGGGAGGAAAGTCCTACCCATCCATCACAACCGTATTATCCAATTACAACAAAAAAGCAATCTACGAATGGCGTCAAAGAGTTGGTGAAGATGAAGCCAATCGCATTTCACGAGCCGCTTCTGGTCGTGGCACAAAGCTTCATAACGCTGTTGAGAAATATCTTTTAAACGAAATGACTGACTTGAAATATAAGTCAATGATGCCTGACACTAAAGAGTTATTTCTCAAAGTGAAGCCGTTCTTAGATAATCACATTGGCGACATATATGGCATTGAACAACCGTTGTATAGTGACAGATTGCATATTGCTGGTCGGTGCGATTGTATTGCACAATGGGAAGGCGAGTTATCAATTGTTGACTGGAAAACATCATCAAAAGTAAAAGAAAAAAGTTACATACAAAATTACTTTATGCAATGTGCGGCATATGCTGAAATGTTTGAAGAAAGAACTGGCAAACCAATCAAACAAATTGTGGTTGCCATTGCGGTAGAAGATTCTGATATGCCTTTAATTTTTATTGAAAACAAATCGGACTATCTTTTGCCTCTCCAAGAATACATTTTAAGATATAATAGTCCGATATAAATATTGAATTCGTTGAAGATTGTTGAACGATGCGTTGGACGCCGGGGCAGTACCGGCCAGGTCCACCAAAAGCACATTTAAGGCCGCAGCGCCCACGATAATTTGCTGTAGTGTGCTTTTGATGGGCCTGACATAGTTTAGACAGCGTAGCAATTAGACAATTGGAGAATCGCCAAAGCTAAAGGCGTTAGGGTTGTGACAACACGGCCGAAGAAGCAGATAGTAACCGCAAACGATGAAAAGTTCGCATTAGCAGCCTAAACGCTGCTTAGGGTTTCGGTGGGTTTTGGCACCAAGGGTGCCTTCCTCGTAACAGAAAAACTCCACCAATTCTTAATTAAGGAGATATTATGAAATCGGTAGCACTCATCGCAGCATCGTTGTTCGCAGTAACCGCTTTTGCACAAGCACCAGCGAAAAAAGAAGAGCCCAAGAAAGAAGCACCAAAAGCTGAAGTGAAAAAAGAAGCACCAAAAGCCGAAGCTAAGAAAGACGAGAAAAAGAAGTAAAGAGAGTGGCGGGTTTTTATGGCTAATTACAAACGCAAAAAAGCCCGCCGTTCCTGTCGGTGCACCTTGTGTACCAAATTAAGATGGTTAGGAAATTCAGAAGAAAGAAAACGAATTTCTGATAAACGAAATGAAGATAGAGTGAAATATTTTAGTTATGAAAATCTACATCAATAATTATAAAAATCACTGGATTAGTCCTTATACAATTTTGGACTATATCTTCTTTTGGACAGATTGGTCTAAATGCAGCCGTGACAATAGTGTTCAATCTGCTCTTGACGATTTAGACGGCAATAAAAAATATATTGAGCATCCAGAATGGGTTGATAAGTGGGCTGACCGTTTAGAACCAATTAGTAAAGCAATTCAATGGGTCTGGGATAAAATTGACCGCAAAATTGATTATGTAAAAATTGACCGCTGGGACACTTGGTCAATGGATAGCACACTTGCTAAAATTGTTTTACCAATGTTGAAACAATTACAAGCATCAAATCATGGCGCACCTTATGTTGATGATGAAGATGTTCCTGATGAATTGAAATCTGTATCAGCACCACAAAAGAAAAACGAACACGATGTGGATGACCATCATTTTAAAAGATGGGATTATGTTATCAATGAAATGATTTTTGCATTTGAACATAAAGTTGATGATTCTTGGCAAGACAATTTTTGCTCAGGTAATTTTGATACTATTTGGGTGCCTGTTGACAAAGATGGTAATGAAGTTCCAAAAGGTGAACACAAGTTTTATCAGATGAAAAATGGACCTAATCATACTTACCAATGTGATTATGATGGTATGAAAGTTGTTGAAGAAAGAATAAGAAATGGGTTTCGGCTCTTTGGTAAATATTACCAAGGGTTATGGGATTAATATGTGGCGGCTTTGGGCAAAAGCATTAGGTGAGAAAGCAGGAAACAATAATGTTGAGGCAAATCAAATTGCCGTCATAAGAACGATTATTGTGTTGACATACATAATTACAAACATCTTCATTATCGCAGGTGTTATTCGTCATTGGTAAGGAAAATCATGGATAGAGATTTAAGTTCGTATGTTTTAGTGCTTGAGAATTGGATTGACCAAGAAGCCTGTAAACAAACAATTAGAGAAATGCAAAGTGCTGATTGGCAACAACACACTTTCTATAATGCACAAGACGGTTCATACAATACAAGAAGTGGTAGTAGAGAATTAGATATTGCGTATGGTCGTGGTCTTTCAACACAACCATATGTGATGCAAAGAATTTGGGATGCATACCGAGCATATTGCGACAACCTAAAGTTTCCTTGGTTTAATGGATGGCAAGGATTCTCAGAAGTTCGTTTCAATATGTATAAAGAAACAAGAGTGATGGCGGAACATTGTGACCATATTCACTCTATGTTTGATGGTGAAAGAAAAGGTATTCCGACACTTACATTTTTAGGAATATTAAATGATGATTATACTGGTGGCGAATTCGTAATGTGGGGTGATGAAGTAATACCAGTAGGCGAAGGAACTGCAATTGTGTTTCCTTCTTGTTTCTTATATCCACATAGAGTTGACCCCGTAACATCAGGAACAAGGTATTCTTGCGTTTCTTGGGCTTGGTAATTACTAAATAAGTAACCAGCATACACACATTAGCTGGTAACACACAAACAAACACACAGGAGATTTATTATGTCAAATATGACACCTTTTGAAATTCGTCTAGAGCTACTTAAAATGGCAAGAGATATGCTCAATGACGATTATTATGGTAAGCGTGAACAAATTGCCAATCAATGGTCGGTAGATTGCGACACCGCCAAACTCAAAGGTGAGGACCCACCGAAACATCCTGGGTATCCTCCATTCCCCTCAGAATCAGAAGTTATTACCAAAGCAGCGACTTTGAATAATTTCGTTTCTAATATAACCGTAGATAAACCAACAACAACTAAAAAATCTACCTGATGGGACAAGGACGGCTTCGGCCGTCCCCTAACTTTTAAGGAGAAGTAATGAAAAGAGTAATTGTGCTTTTCACAATTAGTTTGATTGCACTAACTATAGGATTTACCGCATCAGCAATAACCAACATTGTAAGTTTGCCACATAAAGCTCACTATAACTTAATGTCAGCTGATGCAAAACGGCAAGTAGAATGCCTAGCACAAAACATTTATTATGAGGCAGGGTATGAACCAGAAGTAGGGCAAGTAGCAGTAGCCTTTGTTACCATGAATCGGGTAAAATCAGGTCTTTTTGAAAGTGACATTTGTGGTGTGGTAAAACAAAAATCTAATAATGTTTGCCAATTTACATGGTATTGCGAAAATACAACACGAAGCTTGACAGGCAGAGCAGAAGTAGTGTATAATGGTGTTAGGAATTTGGCGATATATGTGTATGCCAATTATGACAAACTGGAAGACCCATCAAAAGGCGCCTTGTTTTATCATGCTGATTATGTAAGTCCACAATGGAAAAATATGGAATACTTAACAAAAATTGGCAGGCATCTTTTTTACAACAGAAAGGATTTAAAGTGGATAAGTTAACCAAATCTCTACAAGGAGACAATGTTATCACAATATGTGTTACAGCCTTGTTTCTGACTGCTACTATTTGTATAGGTTGGTATCATATACACGACCGCAGTTTAATGGCAAAAAATATGGATAACGCTATAGCAAAAGGGATTGACCCACTATCAGTTCGTTGTTCATATGCAAAGAGTGATGATATCATTTGTGTGGGTTTTGCAGCATCAGCTCAATCTCACAATGTAGCACAACAAGTTAAAAAATAATTGAAAAGGAACTATATTATGTCTAAATTTACTTTTGTATGCCAAGAAGAAGCAATGCCTTTTTCTGATGTTGTTTCTTCAAAAAGAACAGTTGAATTTACTGCTGATTCTTTGTCTCAAATTGTTTCTGAATTTGAGCACTTTCTCCGTGGTTGTGGTTTCTTTTTTGAGGGACAACTAGATTTTGTGAACGATGAAGAATACCACTCAGAAGAACAAATTCAATTTGATTTTTCTGAAATTCCACAAAACAATTGGCTATTTGGCAATTTAAAACCTCAATCGGTTTTTGATAGTGAAAAAATAAGCGAGAGATAATGCCAACAAAAGATGAGATGGGAAAATTTGCTAAAGCGATAGAATCGTTGGTAGCAAATACAGACCTCAATTATATTGAAGCTATTGTTGAGTATTGTAAAACAACTGGTTTAGAAATTGAAGTGGCGGCAACATTGGTTAATTCTAATTTAAAATCTAAATTAACTGCTGATGCCATGGATTTAAATTTATTAAAAGAGAAGGGTTCTCGGCTTCCGATATGACTGGTTATGAGGCGTTCGGTCTTTACGAATCTCTCAAACTGCATTTTGCCAAAGATAGTTATGATTTTTTTAAATACAATGGCAAAACAAATATTAGTATTACTGCATTTGAAAATCGTAAAGACAAATATCATTTTTACAAACTCTCACGCAAATTTAGTAACCGTGATGAATTGATTTCGTTTATTGTCGCCAACCTTTTGGTCAAAGACAATTTGTGGGTTGGTGATTTATTGACAGAAGATGCTGAAGTGAATTTTCGCAATCACCAAAAGGTCTTGCAGTCCTTTTCATATATCTTTGAGAATGATTGTAAAGTTATTTTTGATGATTGTAAAGACCCAAACGAAGCATTGAAGGTGATTAATGGCGATTATCCAGACCTACTCACAAAGGCACTTCGGAAAGAAATTCATATTGAAAGTTTTGCGATGTTGGCTAAAATTCTTCCATTTATGGGTCCTTGGTCAAAAGAAATCAATGATACAATTCATTGGCCAAATTTTAAGTCAAAGGTGCAGAAACTAATACTTTTCTTGCCAGAAGATACAAAATATAAATTGATACTAAAGAAAATTATAAAGAAATGATTAAGAAAATTTACTTAGATATGGATGGCGTCATCTGTGATTTTGAGAAGAAATTTACAGAATACTATGGCTTCTTATCTCTAGCAAAGCGTGACCGTAAACAATGGTCTGGTGATTGGGAAGATTTTATCATCAACAAAAAAGGGTTTGAGAAATTGGATTGGTTTCCTGGCGGCCATGAAATACTTAATGCGGTTCGTAACACGAAATTGCCAGTTGAGATTCTTTCTTCCTCAGGCGGCGAGAAATTTCACGGTGAAGTTACCGCACAAAAGATTAAATGGTTGCGTAAGCACGGTATCAATTACAAAGCCAATATCGTGTCTGGTCGTAAAAAGAAAGCTGAATATGCCACACCTGAAACGGTGATTATTGATGATACGGAAGATGTGATTCGGTATTTCACCCAAGCAGGCGGTCACGGTATACTTCATAAAGATGTAAAAG